TACCAGCTAGCTTGTCAATAGCGACGTAACCTTCAGGCTCAGTTGACCTGAACCCTTTGGTTGTTTTTAAGAACGTTTTAATGTTCTTAATACTGTTCAGTTTATTTATAAGCAATAACTTTGCAGACACAATTGACTTTTGAAGGTCAAACATGGCCTTTAGGCTCTTCTTATTGTCAGGAGAAAAAAACTTCATGACTTCGGCCTGCTTGTTTATCCAGTTCTGCTTACCTTGTTCAGACTTTTTAGAATCAATTTCTTTCTGATATCTATCTTTGATAAACTGAATAAGATTTCGTACATGTTGAGTAGTGTCACCAATCTGAGCACCTTTACGTACAAATGTATTATTAAAGGTCTCTATAGTACCTGCTAAGTCTTGATTGGCTTCCAGTTCACGAAGAGTAGAGCCTTTAATCTGATTGAACAGCTTACCTGCCTCAGATAAATGTCTATTTACTGCTGAGGTTTCTTTATCAGATAGAGTGGCAACATTAGTTAAATCGCGAAGCATTGCATCCTGTTGCCAAACGTCAGCAGTCTTTTTTAGCTTAGTAACATCTACTCCGTAAGAGGCTCTCATTGTTTCAAAGCTGTCTCCGACGTAGGTTGTGTGCCAGACAATTCCGACTTTCGCTCTTTTAATTTCTTGAGCATCCTTGCTGTTCTTTTCGATAGCATAGACAATCTTATTAGGATGAAACGTGATGTAATCCATTCCATCGATCTTTTCGGATTTAATATCAGGTTTTGTAAAAAGTAAATCACCTTGAATAACTCCTTTGATTCCAAGTCTAGCAAAAAACTTAAGTGCAACTTTTAGTTTCATTGCCAGATCACCAGATGTGTCTTCATCAATATCAGCTTCTGTCTTGTAGACTTTAGGATTCTTGTTGAAGATACCTTTCTTGGCAACAAAGAACTTACCGTCAGTAGGATCGGTACCACAGAATACTGCAGGTGCACCATCCCACTTAACACTGACATTACCCGAGTGTTGACCCCTCATCATATCACGAAGTGATCTAAGAGCTAGAATAGCATCTCTAGTTCCTTTAACCCCACCATAGAGAACCTTGTCCTCGATGTGGGTCATGTGAGTGTTTTTCTCCTCATTTAGATATGACTTAAATGTTTTCATTAAATTACTTTCGTATTTCTATTCTTGATTGCTGTTAGTTTAGCGACAATCAAGAATCTAGCACCGGGAACGCCCATTTGAGTTCTGTCTTGGGCAGGTCTTACATAGTAATACGCCTCATAGTCTCCGGTAGGTTTTTGTCCGTGCAAAACAGTGTGATTCGATGACATTGTATAAACAGGGATTCCGTTTTTATTTCCGGACTTTTTAAAATTCATTGGACCTTGAAACAAGACATCAATATTCTGTCTAGAGTCAGCAGATCCTTTTTTGAAATTTTTTCCATACATAGTCATCATGATAATATTTTGATCTTTTACTTTTCTAGCATATGCGGTTTTCATAGGGAACTTTTTAAGATCTCCCATTTCTTTTTTGACGTCATTAACAAAGTTTGACATATCTTTTGATCTGGTAAACGTTAGTTCTGCCATACCGCCATATTGCTGGAAGTCATTGGCTTTTCTACCTTTTTTATGAGATACCCAAAATACCTCGTTACCTTCTTCGTCTACAAAATGAAAGTCTGCTTTAGGTGTTCCAGGAGTAGAATAGATGGCAGAGACTTTCTCGGTCTTTTTACCAATCTTAATATAGATAAATGGAACCGTTTCTTTCTCAAGAATTTTTTGAAACTTGGATTTAAGGTCAGCCAAAGCTTCATCTTCTGCCCTGGTTCCAGACCCGGCTCCTTTACCGCCAAACTCAGGTGATTTGGCAAAGTCTCTGAGTTTATATTTTTTTCCGTTAGTTGCTGTAAATTCAATTTTTCCCATGGCAGTCTTGTCGCCTGCATTCTTTGCAGCAAGATAATCATTTATGGTACCGTCTTTTTTAATAATAACAGTACCACCGCCAAAAAGAAGGAAGGGGTCGCCATCGTTAATCTTACGAATAACGGTTTCAGCTCTACTTTCTCTGCCGGGTTTCATGAGCTCACCGGGCAGAAGCCTTTTAAATGAAAATTCTGCTAAAAACTGCTTGAATTTCATCATTTGCGCGCCAGTTATTTCCATTAAATCTATTAAATGTGCATTACACTTTATTTATAAAAAAAGGAAGCTAGTAGCTTCCCTTTAATTTAACATATGCTTCTTTTACTCCATTCCGATCTTTGATGACCAAATCATATGAATTTTTACCCTTGGATTGTAGGTGCTGATTCACCATCATAACCAAGTTAGAGGCGAACCGAATGTCCGCCTCTTTAGCCACATAGTTCATAGTCCAAGAACCTTTTCAACTGCACGTTTATCAACGGGTAGACCTCCGCCACTGCGCATATGGTCTACAACTTGTTCGAAGTAAAAGGCAGGGTCTTCATAGCCTTGTTCATTAAGAAGCTCAGCAGCATACTTAAAGAATATCATTGTACCCATACCGCTGTTGTCGTTGGCTGCGGCACGGTAGGTACGTCCGGAACGTTGATTACTCATAATTCAACCTCTGTTTCAAAGTAGTGATCCCAAAAAAGTCTAGCGGCAGCACGACGACCTTCTGGTGTGTAAGCCGCTTGGTGATAGTCAAAACCACGAGAACGAGCAAAGTGTGCGATACGCAATACGGTGTCGGACTCGAGTTCTGACATCTTATCATCATACATTATGTGAGCTTCCATGTACACCTCTAAATGTGGTTTGACCAAAATTCATTCCACATTTCGTGGATGGATTCGGTGATGTACTCGACATCAAGGTTAAGGACACTGTGCTCACGAGCCACCTCGAGACCACGATCTACGGCCTCAGAGAGGTCCTCGCACTCAGGAATAATGTCTACGACATATCCCCAGACCTGGTTTTCCAGGTCCATAGCAAATTCTTTCATCATACCCATAGTCTTTCTCCTTACATCATCTTCAGGTCATCAACTTCTACAGCTTTTAAACGAGCAGCTGCACGCTCTTCCTTCTCTGGGTCCCAGGTCTCGATATACTCAAGAGTATCTGGACCATGGTCCAGGATTTCTTTCCATGCAGAGTCCATGGTGTTAACCTGAACAAATTCATCAGAGTCTTCAAACTTGATGAAGATCATTTCTTGGTTGCTGGTGTCAACACGTTCAATCATCATATTATCCTTAGTCGGTTGCAGAGTCAATTGCTTTGAGTTCAGTTACACGGCGGCGGATGGCATAATCAGCATCATTGAGCTGACGAATCCATGCATGGTTAATCTTACGTTCCTTACACTCTTCCTCCATACGCCACTGAGCGATAATGCCAGCCGCTTGTAGGAGTTCAGCTTCAGAACCTTCAATCACACAGACATTGTCTGCAATGATACGGTTTACTAGATTTTCCATCATTATATTATCCTTCGATGAGTGCAGTAAACCGAACGTGAAGAGCTTCCATCTTTTCATTGAAACCCTTCAGCTCTTTCTTAACGAGCTGAATCTGCTTACGCATGCCAGCGGCTTTAGCCTTGGCGGAGAGTTTTTGCTTCTTAGTCATGATAGTCTCTTTCGTTCAGTTGATAATATGAATATAGTACTTCTACACGGAAAAGTACACCCCTAAAATGACTTATTGCTAAATCAAATTAGAGGTGTAATATTTCAGTAACAGTTAAAATTCTGCTTCGAGACGTTGAAGATCTTCGAGTCGACCGAAGAATTCGTAAACCGGGTTTCCGCCGGCTGGGCCAAACTCGGTGACAAGTTCAGCGGTACAGTTATATTCCCGAGCATAGTATTGAACATCGGCCAAAGAGGCTTCGGAAGAAACGTCGAGCTGGATAGAAGTTTGAGCAGACATGTGGTGTATTCCTTACGTTGTGATAATTATAATATAATCACTATTCACAAAAAAGAAACCCCTAAAATGATTTTTTGTGAAATCAAATTAGGGGTGTGATATTTAGGTTACAGTTGGAACGAGTCTTTGAATTTTTTGATGTCTTGTTCGTATCGAGTTTGTGAGAAGTTGTCTTGGCGTTTCCAGTAGTTTATTTTTCGTTCGCAGATTGTGAGTTCTTTAGAAGCTTGAATTTTTTCACGAGGATCATCACTTTTTTGAAGGATGAATTTAAGGAAAAAATAATTTTGAAGGTGTGTAGAGATTACGCGGTTAGAGTCAAAGCTAGAAGGGTCGAAGGAGCCGGAGAAACGACGAGAGAGGTTTTCGTTTTCGCTGTAGCAGAACATTTGTGTAATCCTTTTGTTAGACCCTATCCTTATACCACAGTTAAAAACCTTTGTACACAGTTTTATCGCACATAGTGCAAACTTTTTTCAACGATCTCGATATCCTCAGGATTGTTCACTTCCCAAAAGTCAAAGTGCAGTGGATTCATCTTCATGCAATGGATCGTGTAACCATTCTCCAAGAACCGCAGTTGCTCCAGACCTTCAGTCTTTTCCAGATCAGTTTCCTGTAACATGGAGTATTCAAACAAAGCCTCTGGCTTATAGGCATACATTCCGATATGATAGTACATGGGAATCTTGGAAGACGTGGACAGTACGTTGGTCAGGTTTGCACCGTATGGAATCATCTCTTTGGAGAAGTACAGTGCAGCCCCATCGGTATCACTTACCACAGTGGTACCACCTGCTCGACCTTCGGCACGACAATCTAGGAACCGTTCGGCAGTTTCCATATTCATTCGGAATGTTGGGGTGATGACATCAAATGGTTTGTCAAAGGCAAACATCCGCTCGTACTCTTCCATCATCATACTGAACACATAATCGGGAATAAGTGGCGAGTCACCTTGTAGATTGATAACATAATCAAACTCGTTACTGAACTCCTCACCGTGTTTATCGATGAGTTTGACCATGGCTTCAGCTACACGTTCAGTACCGTTCTTATGGTCAGGACTTGTCATCACGTATTCTTGATTGATACGGATACAGAGGTCTGCGATCTGTCGATCATCAGTGGCAACATAGACAGGCAGACCAGTGCGTTTACCAGTCTCGATAGTCTGTTCTAGTACGGTCTTGTTACCCAGCTTCTCTAGCATCTTGCCAGGGAATCGGCTGGAGTTATAACGAGCAGGAATAATAATAATTGGTTTTAGTCGCATCAGTCAATCCCCAGTGCATCACACAGAGTACGAATGTCTCTGCATACCATTTCGAATTGTGGAAGGTTTAGGCTGTTCGGCCCGTCAGATGGTGCGTTGTCAGGATCAGGATGAACCTCAACGAAGATGCCATCTACATTCTTAGTTGCAATAGCGGCACGTACCAAGGCAGGTACATAGTCACGATTACCACCAGAAGAGCCGCCGAGGCCACCGGGTTTTTGAACGCTATGAGTGGCATCAAAAATAAGGGGAGTACTATAATTCTCAGCAATGTACTGAAGACCAGTAAAGTCATTAACAAGGGTGTTATAGCCAAAGCTAGTGCCCCTTTCAGTAATCCAGACATTGTTTTCTCCAATCTTGCTGATAATTCCTGCAACGTCCCATGGTGCCAGGAACTGACCCTTCTTTACGTTAATAATCTTTCCTGTGTTTTTTGCTGCTAACAGAAGATCAGTCTGTCTACACAGGAAAGCAGGGATTTGTAGTACATCAACAGAACTTTTGATCAGAGCTGCCTGTCCTGTAGTATGTATATCGGTTACAATCTTGCAACCAAGCTCTGCCTTAATCTCATCAAAAATAACCATGGCGGATTCTAGTCCTACACCCCTTTCAGATCGAAGTGATGTACGATTGGCTTTATCGAAACTTGCTTTAAAGTAATATTCTAAACCGTATTTCTCTGCTATGTTCTGACAGTATCTTGCCACGCCTAGTGAGTTTCTTTCTAACTGGCACGGACCAGCAATAATTTTCATTTTCTATTCTCCCAGGCTTCTTCAAAGCCTTCATCATTCACTTCATGATTATGCCATACTCTTTTTGTATAACTTGTTAGTATATATTTAACATCACTATCCGTAAAATGCTCAGGCATTAGATAACCTTTAACTATCCAAAATAACCTAGCTGCTTCTTTACGTCTATCTATCATACTAACAGCGCTATCTCTTCTGCCCGATTTTCTGCTGAGTTTAGTGTTCGAATATTTTTAGATTCAAGAAAGACAGTTCCGTCTTCATCTTCTGCAACCAATTCATAGGCAGAACCGTTCTTGTATACTCGAACGATGCCACCATTATCCTGAATCCAATATTCAGAAATTAGTATCTTAGGCATTAGGTAACTCCTTATACCAATTTTTAAGAAATGGCAGATGATCTTTAAGAATCGTTGCACACTTATAGGCAATCTCACGATGCTCTTTCTGTGTACCGTTACCACACCGAAGATCGCAATAATGAATCCAGGAGCGAATACTACCTTTCATGTACATACGAGATTGCATGTTACCCTCTGGCAGTACAGCACGTGCCTGTTCCTTAGCAATACCTTTTTCAATTGCTTCTTTATAAATGCGATCTGCGTGCGTCACCATAAATTTTTGTTGTGCATCCCACCATGCTTGAAGTTGAACATCATCCGTTTCAATAGAGTTCTGGCGATTCTTAGTATCCTGCAGGCGTGCCTCACGCATATACACAGCCAAGTCCTTGGTGGGATCAGCATATCGTTGACTAAACTCTTGGAAAGAGAACGACCGGTGTCGAAGAATTTGACGAGCGATATCCCGTGTCGTATTGATTTCCATGACCATATCAACCATCTCGAACGGAGACCAATGTTTGTGCTCAATCAGATAACTCAGTAGCTTTTCTGAAGGAGCTGTACTATTCTGATTGCTGGGGTTGGAAACTCGAGCGCAATATACGATTAAGTCTTGTGCAGACATTTTTTTGCCTGTACCATCTTGATAAGCATTAATCATAGAGGAGGTGATGCCAACGGGAAGCACGGTTTGGTTCATATCTTAAAGTCCTTAAATTTATCACCGGAAGGTGTTTTATCAAATACGGGAATCCCGTCATCTACTAGAGTTTGTTCTTTCACATCAATATCAAACAGTCTCATCTTGGATCTATCTATACCGATCACAAAGCGCTTATACAAGCCTGGATCGTTATAACGATTCTTCAGCTGCTTAACCATAATTTGTCCTGATCGTTCCAGCTCCTCATTGGAGATCAAAGCAAACATTAGATCGGCTGTAGCAGGCAGACCAAACGACTCTGAGGTATCCTCAAGTCCAGGATCAGAGTTACCATAACCAGACCTGGTGGTTTGTGTTGCACTAACCAGAGGTACCGCAAATTCAACCGCCAGTCCACGTAGTTCTTCAGCGATAGCCTTGACATAGGTGTAAGAGTTGATCGCACCGCCCATTGCCTTCATACGTGAAGATGAACAGATATTAAGGTAATCGATGAATATGATATCGGGCTCAAACGAACGCTTAAGCTTTAGTTCTTTCAGTAGTGCACGGAAGTGCCCAACATGAGCAGCACCAGTTGGATATTCCTTGACAATCAGTTTACCTACGGTCTTCTTAGCGATAGCATTAACCTTTTCGGTAAACATGGTCTTAGGAAGTTTCTCCAGCTGATCAATAGGAATGTCAAGTAGGTTGGCGTCGATACGTTCAGCGATACGTTCCTCAGCCATCTCCATGGTGATGTACAAGACATTCTTACCTTGAAGCATTGAGCTAGCAGCAACATGACACATGAACAAGGATTTACCCACGCCTGTACCTGCCAGTGCGATATTCAATGTTTTATCAGGCAGACCACCTTTGGTGATCTTGTTGAAGTTATCCAGATCGAATGGAAGCTTTTCTTCATCACGAGTATAGAACTCATAACGTTCTTCAGCATTATCAATATAATCGTGACCTACATATGAATCAAAGGCAACACCCAATGCTTCAGACAAAATGTCTGGAATAGCATTCTTAGTCATCTTTTCATCTTTACCATCTAAGATATCAATGGACTTCATGATGCCAATATGCAGTGCACGTTCTTGGCACCACTTCTCAGTCTTCTCTAGAAGAAAGTCTTCGTCAACATCGGCAGGAGAAAAGATCTCTGGAAGCATTGCCGAGATCTCAGTGAACATGTCATCAGACATTTTTTCATCTTGCTCGAGATCAATACGGAATGCTTCCAGAGTAGGTAAAGTATTGTGCTTATCGACAAAAGCACCAATCTGCTTGAAGATAACTTTCAATGGACCTTCAAAGTAGTTTGGTTTTAAGAATGGAATGACTTTACGTAAATAACTTTCATTGGTTAAAAGTGATCGTAGTATCGTCCTGTTCAGCGTCTCCGGCATTTATTTCAAGATTCCCATCAGTTAGTCCATTAATAATAGTTGCAGACAAGAGATCGCCTAGATATTCTCCAAACGCTTCCTCGTCAGTGTCATTCATCTTATCTTGTTCAGACATGATATGGTAGCTAAACCCCAGAGTTACATCATCTTCTGCTTCTTCAGAAATACTAACGTCATAGTAATATAAGACCATGTCTTTATACTCACCCGACTTGATCCTAAGATAAATGTTCTTCTCTTCAGGACCAGCTAACAGCTCATAGTCAACGTCTTCTTTATACGTTTTCAATTTCTTCCTCACTTATAATGGTAACAATTTCTTCTGGAATAGTACCAATCTTGTATTGGTCTTCGATAAACTTCTTGAATTTATCAGTGGTAATTATATCATGCCAGAAGTCTTTTGTTAACTCTTTTTGCCTAAGGTTTTTCCCATCGATTTCGCCTGTTTCTTGGTCGACTTTGGCGTACCAGCCTTGTTTTGGTTTAACCACAAATTCCCCTGCAAGAGCCACATCAAGTAGGCCAGAGGCCATATCGATGCCACCTTCCCAAGAAACCGTGATAGGAATGATGGATTTTTCACGGACATATCTAGATTTCTCCACGTTGATCACAAAATCGTATCCCTGAATCTCGGTGCCAACTTTATTCTGCCGACGACCAATGATCCAGATATTATCTGCTGAGTAATAGATTCCTGTTCCACCAGACACAACTGCTTTAGGGAACAGACCAATTTCTTGGTATGTATGATTAACAGCCAGCATTGGAATGTCTTTCATCGTCAGATGCGGAGTACACATCCGAAACAGACCTTTTAATGCTTTGGCACGTGACATATCGGCCACTGACTTTTCATTCAGTGCATCATCCAATTCTTTCTTGGAAGCAATGTTGCCGATAGAATCAATAATAATAATGACTTTGTCATCTCGTTCCAGTTGTTCAAGCTGGTTGATCAGATCAAACTTTAGCTCTTCAACGTTAGTTACGGGCGTATGAAGTACACGTGAGGTATCAATGTCAAAGTTTTGGAAATATTCCTGTGGAGAACCAAACTCAGAATCGTAAAACAACATTACGGCTTCTGGATACTTTTTAAGATATGCGGAAGCAATTTTAAGAGCAAATGAACTT